AATGGAGCAACAGAGTATATATCTTTAGTAAATTTAGATAATGAATATATAGTTCCTGGAACTGGAGAAAGCGGAGCAATCACTTTCTCTTCTTCAGTAAGTAGCATATCAGAAAATAGTTATTACACTACAAATACTACTTTAGGTGGGTCAGTAAGAAGATTAAAAAAAGATGGAAGTATAGACACTTCTGCTGACAGTACTACAGTTGCAAATTATTGGCAAGCAGTAACAACAAGTAGTTCTCCAGGGACTTTAAGCGACAGTAATGTAAAAGTAAAAAGAATTAGAGTTTGGGATACTTATAGTGCTTCAACAACTTATTATGCTTATACAGATGATAGGTATAATGATTATGTAAGATATACATCTGGAGGTTTAACAAAACTATGGAAAGCAAAAAAGACTTCTGTGGGACAAACTCCAGAGTTTGGAGATTATTGGGAGCCAGGAGACGTATGCTCCAAGACACTAACAGGTTGTAAAATGAGATATGGATTTGATCCTATATCTGTAGGAACTGCAACTTCAACAGGGAAAGCAAACCCAAGCACAGAGGTAGTATTACCTTTTGGAGGTTTCCCAGGTTCAAAGAAATTCTCGTAATGCAATTTTTAAACGAGATGTATGAAGCAGCAAAGAAAGCTGCTCCCAGGGAAATGTGCGGACTTGTAATCCAACAAAATGACGTAGAAAAATGGATTTTATGTCAAAATATTTCCGAAGATAAAGATGACTTTGAAATTGACCCAAAGGTTTTCATTCAATATCAACTTACTTCAAAAATATTATATGTAGTGCATAGTCATTACAATCAAAAAAATTTAAAAGCAAGCATTTATGATGTGAACAATTGTAACGCGGTGAATATACCTTATTTAATTATAGGTTATCCACAAAAGGAATATATTATAGTAGAGCCAAAATGACAAGAACAATATACTTAAATGGAAAAATGGGCGAACTTTTTGGAAAAGTTTGGAAACTAAATGCAGCAACTGTAGCAGAGTGCATGCATGGTATCGACTGTCAAAGAGAAGGAAAATTAAAAAAATATTTATTAGACTGTACCGAACAAGGAATAATGTTTACAGTTCAAAGAGGAAAAGAGTTTCTTGACTACGATAACTTGCAAATGAATTTAGCAGAAGATGATTTAATTATTACTCCAGTTCCAGCAGGTTCTGCAAATAAATTAGGAAAACTTATTGCTGGATTCATTCTACTGGTAACAGGTGCTTGGATTGCGATGGTAGGTGTAAGTGCATTAGGACTGACAGCCGCTGGAGCTGCAGCACTATCAGTAGCGGTAGGTTTAATGGGTTCAGCATTGCTTAACTCAGCTCTGGCAGAATACATGGCACCCAAAAAAGGCATGGAACGAGGAGATGCTTTTCTTTTTGATGGCCCCGTAAATAACGCAAAAGAAGGTATTCCAGTACCTCTTGCATATGGTGAATTACTCGTTGGAGGAACTCCGATTTCTTTTGGATTTACAAATAGAGAACGTACATCTTCTTCAGGTTTTACATTCAAATCAAGCACAGGAGGAGTAAGTCAAACAACTGGACAAATACCCCCAAACTCAGGAGTATCCGTAATAGCAGAAGAAACAACACCTTCAGGTGTTGCAGCACAGCAGCCTCTCGCAATCGATTGGGATTTTGATCTAGGAGGACAATAATGGCAAAATATATACGTATTGTTGATGATGGTCGCGGCGGCGGTGGCGGCGGTGGCGGCGGCGGAGGAAACTCTTCAAGCACTTATAATACATTTAATACTTCACAAGGCACAGAAAAACAAAGTGGAGTAGTAGTTGATGTATTATCAGAAGGCCCAATTTATGGTTTAGTAGACGACGCCTCTTCTGTTCTTCTCAATGGAGTTCCAATATTAGACCCTGTAACTAAAGTAAATTATGGAGCTAAAGTTTCAAACAATGTAAGTTATGTTGCAAGTACAAGAACTGTTACTGATAATAGTTCTAGTAATATATTCCAAGATAGAAATATTAATGACGGCACTTTTAGAATTTTCATAGCAGGCGCAAGAGCTTCTGGTACAGGAAATATTAACACAACGTCAGGCTCTACTCAAATAACATCAACTTCTTCTTTCTTTACCCCAAGTTTTGTAGGTAATGCAATATCTATACCAGGAGCAGGACCTAATGGTTCTACTTACTACGGGTACATAAATTATAGAATAAATGGAACAAATGTTAGTGTTTATCCACCTGTAAGTACTTCTGTTTCTGGAGCAAATATACTTGTAAATTTATATGCAGAAATAGCTTCTTTTTCTGGAAATACAGCGGTTCTTAAAGGCTCAGGAACTTTAGGAAGAAACGTATCAAATGTTTCTGCAAACATAACAACACCTTATGTACCTACAGCAACTTCAGCAAATAGATGGAATTATGAAGATGCTGGATTTGCTTTTAGGTCAGGTACAAGAGATCAAAGCTTTTTACAGCTACCTTCAAGTGTAGGAACTAATTCTTTAACAACAAACGTTTCCCAAACTTTAAACACTACAGATTTTAATGCAATTACTTACAATGGAAGTCCAATCTTTCCTTCTGGATATTTAGCTAGTGGGGGTTGGGAAGATGTCTCTGAGCCAGATGCAGCAAGATTAATTTTTACAAGTGATGGGATGGGTATTCCAAATCCAGGCGAAGTAGATGCTATAAAAGTTACTATAAAATTTCCAAGTGGACTAATTGCAATAAAACCAAAAGATGGGCATGAACAGCCTTGTTTTGCAGAGTTTCAGATTCTTTTTGAATACTCAGTAGCAGGAGATTTTAGTGATACAGTTACTGAAGCTGTCTATGGGTTATCTGATGAACAATTAGCCGCAAGAACACCTTTACCTGGAAAAAGTGCAGATAGTTTCGGTGGTTATGCAGGAACATTCTTACATGGAGGAACAGTTTTTAAGAAAACAAAGACACCTTTTGTTCAAACCTTTTCATTTGATGTAAGTAAATATCAACCTTTTACAAAATATAGAATTAAGATTGCAAAAATAAGCCCTACAAATGGTAAAAATGAAAGAAGAAACTGGAGCAACGCAACTCAACTACAATCAATTCAAAATATAATCACAGACAAACTTTCATATCCTTACACAGCTTATGGAGCTGTAATCTTTGGAGCAAAAGAATTCACTTCAGTACCTAAAAGAAGTTATGAAATTAGAGGACTTCAGGTAAAAGTTCCTACAAACTATTTTGCAAGACATGAACTTAGTGAAGGCAGTGCAGCTTCTTACACAAGAAAAGTTACTAACAATACCACTGTAACAAATGAAAGCGATTATCAAGACTGGGATGGAAATTTTAGAGGAGATATTAAAACTTTTACAGATCCTACTCATTCAAACTACGCCCCTGTATGGACAGATAATCCTGTTTGGATTCTTTTAGATATTTTAACAAATGACAGATATGGTCTTGGAAAATTCGTAGACCCTTTAGATGATTTTTCATATATTGACAAGTTTCAATTATTTCAAATAGCAAAATATTGCGATGAGCTTGTACCAGACGGAAAAGGTGGAACAGAGCCAAGATTTACTGCAAACTTATACTTGTCAAAAATAGAAAATGCACAAAAAGTTGTAAGTGATTTACTTAGTGTATTTAGAGGTTTATTAATTTGGTTTGATGGAAAATTCAGTCCTTCTATAAATGCATATAAGAGTCCTGTATACACTTTTACAAAAGGAAACGTAATCGGTGGAGAATTTTCGTATCAATCAAGTTCTAGAAGATTTCGTTCAAATCAAGTAAGAGTTACTTGGAATAATCCAGAAGATAACTATCAACAAGCTGTAGAAATAGTAGAGGATACTCAACATATATTAGAGACTGGAAAAATAATTTCAAAAGATGTAGTTGCAACAGGTTGTACAAGTCAGGGACAAGCGCATAGATTTGGTAAGTGGAATATTTTAACAGAAAAACTTGAGAAAGAAGTAGTTACTTTTTCAACGGGTCTAAATGCTATAGCATTAAAACCTGGTGATGTAATTGAAGTTCAAGACGCAGATAGAGAAAATACAGAACACTCAGGCAGAGTTTCAAATACAGGAACAAGAAGCACTACTGTAATACCTTTAGATAGAGAAATTAGTTTAAATACTTCTACTAAAGCATACTCTTTGAATTTAATATATCCAAAAGGCGGTGCTTATTTACAACAAGAAAAAGCAACTATAAATTCAACTGCATATGTTCTTGGAGACTTAGTTCTTCTAGATGAAGATGGTGCGTCAATCGATACTCAACAAAAATCAGCAAACGTAAAAGATGATTCAGGAAACTTAGTTCAATTATATTGGTCGGAGTCTGTAAGAGTAGAAAGCAAAGCTGTAGATAGCTTTACAAGTACATCTGTAACTGTAAGTTCAGCTTTCTCAGAGACTCCAGATGCTGATGTTATCTGGTCTTTAACTTCTACTACTATTGCAACAGGAGAAGAAGAAACCGATATTTCTCCAAAAGAATATATTATAATAAGAACAGAAGAAAAAGAAAAGAACACAATAAGTATTGCAGCAGCAGAATACAGTGATGCAAAGTTTGAATTAATTGATAGAGGATATACAACAGAAATTGTACCTTTAAGTCAAAAAGAACCTTTAAGAACAGAAATAGTTCCTGCAGTAGAATCTTTAGTAGCTTCTATATCTCCATCAACAGTTGAAACTTCAACCGAAGGCTCAGCAAGTGGTAGAGCAGACTTATTGATAAGTTGGCAACCACCTTTACAAGTTAGAGAAAGCACTTCTTCAACTATTTCAGGAAATGTAAGCAGTAGTACATCTATAACACTAAGTGCTGCAAATGAAAACATTGAAGTAGGAATGAGAGTAAGACACTCAAGTATTTCAGGAGTAGTTACTGTTTCTTCTATAGATGAGACAGCGCTGACTGTAAGCACAGCAGTATCTTTAACAAGTGGAGACGAACTTTCCTTTAAACACGATAATCCAGAGCCTTCAATTGCAGGGTATCATGTCACAGTACAAGGACCAAACACAAGTGATATGGCTGACTGGCAGAGTAGAGGAAACGGCTACTACAAATTCGTAGAAGCTGAAGATACCATAGCTACTATGAAGGGAATCCAGGCTGGAACTTACTATATTCATGTAAAAGCAGAAAATACAATTAAAAATAAATCTGCATCAGAAACAATTAGAATAAATTACACTGCAGAAAAGTATTCATTTCCTTCAGGACAAAATAAATTATTAGGAATAGATTTAGGAGGTGTATTAGATCAAGCACTCTCTGTTAATACAAGTACTGGTTTAGTTGCAGTTGCCAGTAGTTCGTACTCTTTCACACATAGTAATGGTACAGTATTTAAAAATACTTCATC